AAATGGACGATACAGAAGAAATGATGCCTGAAATAGGTATGATGGAAAATGTGAGTCTCAAAGCAGCCCCAAAGCCAGTTACTACAGAACCAGCTGGAACAAACAGCAGATCTGCAGTAGCCGCTAACAGTGGTGCAAAAGGTCCAGTTGGCAGCACAGTTAAGCCTGTGACTACAACTGGTGCAGAAGCACAAGGTCGTCCTGCTCCGACTACAAAAGACTTAATTGGCAAAGTTGGTAATTCACCAGCTCAAGGCACACAAAAGCCTAGTGCAGCTACTAAGCCTAGATTAAGCCAGGAAAGCGGCGTTAATAACAAGTCAACAGTGCCCGGATCACGTAACTAAAAATGGTTTACCTACAAGAACAACTTACCTTTAATCAAGCTAACATTCAGGTTCTTGAAGAATCTAATGCCAGCGGGGGTAAGAACCTTTACCTTAAAGGTATTTGTATTGAAGGTAACAAACGTAACGCTAACGACAGAATCTATCCACTGCATGAAATTACTCGTGCAGTCAACACTATTACTCAACAGATCAAAGAAGGCAATTCAGTCTTAGGTGAAGTGGATCACCCAGATGATTTAAAAATCAATCTTGATCGTGTTTGCCATAGTGTTGAAGATATGTGGATGGAGGGCGAAGCCGGACATGGCAAGCTCAAGATCCTCCCAACCCCAATGGGAGATTTGATCAAGACGTTGGTTCAAAACGGCGTTAAACTTGGCGTGTCAAGCCGCGGAAGCGGTAACGTTGACGATAGAACAGGACATGTAAGTGACTTTGAAATAGTCACTATAGATGTGGTTGCCCAACCCAGCGCACCAAATGCGTACCCCAAAGCAATTTACGAAGGTATGATGAACATGAATTATGGTCATAGATTACTGGAGATTGCTAAAGATGCTGGTCGTGACAACAAAGTGCAGAAGTACCTGAAAGGCGAAGTAATTCGTTTAATCAGGAATCTGAAAATCTAAGGAGAATCTACTAATGTTAGATGCAATCAAACCATTGCTAGATAGCGACTTGATCAACGAGGAAACTCGTACTGAGATTAACGAAGCCTGGGAAACCAAGCTGAGTGAAGCTCGTGAGCAAGCCCGTACAGAACTACGTGAAGAGTTCGCACAACGCTATGAGCATGATAAGACAGTTATGGTTGAAGCCCTAGATCGAATGGTAACAGAAGGACTCCAAGCAGAACTTCAACAAGTGGTAGCTGAAAAGCGATCTCTTGCTGAAGATCGCGTTAAGTTCCACGGCAAGATGAAAGAAAGTGCTACAAAGTTCAACAACTTTATGGTAACTAAACTTGCTGAAGAAATTGGCGAACTGCGTAAAGACCGTAAGCAGCACAATGAAGGACTAGAAAAACTAGAAAACTTCATAGTGCATGCTCTAGCTCATGAAATTCGAGAATTTGCCCAAGACAAGCGTGACGTGGTTGAAACCAAAGTTCGCTTGGTCCGCGAAGCACGCAGCAAACTTGAAACTCTCAAGTCACGTTTCGTTAAGGAAAGTGCTGAGAAAATGAGTCGCGCTGTTAGCAGTCATCTCAAAGCTGAATTGACACAGTTACAAGAAGACATCAAAGTTGCTCGTGAGAACAATTTTGGACGTCGTATCTTTGAAGCGTATGCAGCAGAATTTGGCGCTACTCACCTAAATGAGAACGCAGAAGTTCGCAAGCTCAGCAGCCTGCTACACCACAAAGACAAGCAGTTGTCAGAAGCCATTAAACTCACCGAGCGAGCTAAAGTCGTCGTTGAGTCCAAAGAACGTGAAATACGTATGATCAAAGAATCCAATGAGCGTGATAGCACATTGGAAATGTTGCTGGCCCCCTTGAACAAGGAAAAAGCCAATGTCATGCGTAATTTGCTGGAAAGCGTACAAACCACTCGTTTGAAAAACGCCTTCGAAAAGTATCTACCAGCAGTTTTGGAAGACCGTTCTGTAAGAACCAATAAAGTAATTACAGAATCAGTTACCGAAGTTACTGGAGATAAATCTGTTCCAAGTAGTCAACAGGAAGACCGCGAAGCTAAAAGCAACGTAATCGACCTTAAGCGCCTGGCAGGGTTATAAAATTTTATAGGAGACTTAAATGTCACAAGAACTATTAGAAAGCCGCTGGGGCGAGACTAAAGAAGCATTACTTGAGGGTCTTAATGGCTCCAAGCGCAACAGCATGGGTGTTATCCTTGAAAACACTCGCAAGTACTTGAAGGAAAACGCTTCCGCAGGTTCTACTGCAGCAGGTAACATTGCTACATTGAACCGTGTGATCCTTCCAGTGATTCGTCGTGTTATGCCAACTGTTATTGCTAACGAGTTGGTCGGCGTTCAGCCAATGACTGGTCCCGTTGGTCAGATTCACACTCTGCGTGTGCGTTATGCAAACAGCTTGACTGACAACAGCGCAGCAGCAACTTCTGTTGCAGCTGGTGAAGAAGCGCTGAGCCCATTCAAGATTGCCACAGCGTACTCCACAGTACCTGGTGCAACTGCTACTGCATCAAGCTACACTGGTGCTAACACAGCAGGTATGGAAGGTACTGGCGGTAAGCAAATTTCCGTTCAGATCCTGAAGCAGGCTGTTGAAGCCAAGACACGTAAGTTGCAAGCTCGTTGGACTTTTGAATCAGCTCAAGACGCGCAGTCAATGCACGGTATTGATGTTGAAGCAGAAATCATGGCTGCACTGGCACAAGAAATTACTGCTGAAATTGACCAAGAGATTCTGTTGAGCCTGCGTAGTCTGGCTGCTACTGAATTTACTTACAACCAAGCTACTGTTTCTGGTACTGCTACATTCGTTGGTGACGAACACGCTGCTCTAGCTGTGTTGATCAACCGTGTTGCTAACTTGATTGCTCAGCGCACACGTCGTGGCGCAGGTAACTACGCTGTTGTTAGCAGTGCTGCACTAACAGTGTTGCAAAGTGCTACAACCAGCGCATTTGCTCGCACAACAGAAGGCACATTTGAAGCACCTACAAACACCAAGTTTGTTGGTACATTGAACGGTGCTATGCGTGTGTTTGTTGACAGCTATGCTAGCGACAATACACCAGTTCTGGTTGGTTACAAAGGCTCTTCAGAAGCTGATGCTCCTGCATTCTACTGCCCATACATCCCATTGATGAGTTCAGGCGTAGTGTTGGATCCATCAACATTTGAACCAGTCGTGAGTTTCATGACACGTTACGGGTACATCGAGCTTACTAATACTGCATCGTCTTTCGGCAATGCTGGAGATTATGTAGGGGAGATAGCCGTAAGTAATCTCTCGTTTAGCTGAGATTGGTTATGTACTTGTGTTAAACAAGTATGCAAGCAAAATAAAAACGCCCTTCGGGGCGTTTTTTATTGACAAAACAATTACGTGAAAGTTAAATTAGTCATAAATAACAGTATGAACAAATACACTCGCTGGTATACTGCCCTGACTGAACGTGCCCGCACACGTATTGTAAATGGCTATACAGAGAATCATCACATACAGCCACGAAGTCTTGGCGGGTCGGATGACAAAGACAATTTAGTTGAGCTTACTGCTCGTGAACATTTTATATGCCATTGGTTGCTGACCAAAATGCACACCGGAGAAGCAAAATCAAAAATGATTTATGCACTCAACGGGATGAAACGTGGCAATGAGTTTACCCAGCGTTATGAAACAAAAATTACTGCTAGGGTGTATGAGAATCTAAAAAAAGAATTTTCCAAAGTTCATAGTGCTACTATGCAAGGTAAAATTCCTGTCAATAAAGACAGAAAAATGAGCGAAGAACAAAAAGCCAAAATTCGTGCCACCAAAGCAGCAAATCCTTACAAATGGGATCCAGAAAAACTTGCTAAAAGAGTAGAAACACAAACAGGAGTAAAGCGTAGTGAAGAAACAAAGTTAAAAATGTCTCTTGCGGCAAAGGGCAAATTAAAAGGACCAATGAGCGAGGAAAACAAATTAAAAATATCACAAGGTTCTAAAGGTAAATCTAAACCAGCCGGGATGGGTGCAAAACTATCAGCAACCGTTGCAGCACAAAAAGCTGCTGGCACACATTATACTCAGCTGCCTAAACAGACTTGTCCACATTGTGGCGTTCAGGCCAGCAAAGCAAGATACACCGCTTTTCACGGTGACGCCTGCCGAAGTCAAACACTCTAGACCTTGAACCAGCTCAGATATTGATTAACTTTTTTGATCACACTGGTCCAATCTGCTCGAACAGGCTGTCTAAACAACCGTACTGAAGAATACCAAGGAGAACTGTCTCGATCAGCCAGCCAGCGCCAGTCAGTTGCATATGCATTCAGCATGATCCAAGTGGGTCTGCCCAGCGCTCCGGCCAAGTGAGTCACTGCTGTGTCTACTCCAACCACCACATCCAAGTTCTGCATCAGTGCAGCAGTGTCAGCAAAGCTCTGAATACTGCCAGGATACTGTGTGACTCCCAACTCAGCAAGTTCAGCTTCCTGTTCTGTAGTAGCATCTGCTTGTAAATTAATCCATTCGTATTCAGGACCAGATCTTATCATGTCCAGCATGTCTGTAAACGGCACAGCTTTGTGTTGGTTAAGCCACGAGTCTGTGCGTCCACTCCAGCAAAACCCAACTCTCATACGAGTCTTTGGACCCAGGCGCAGTTGCCAAGCTCGAGCCAGGCCAGCGTCAGCATTCAGATAACC